TACCAATATAGAACTAAAGCTCAAGCAGAAGCTGGGTTGTTGATAGTTAATGGCTAAGATAAAGGCTAAATTTAAAGCATTTATCAGTAAACTAGTTAAGTTTTACTACTGGTTTATAGACTGGTTCATCGTTTATGAAGAACTCACAGTGAGTTATAACTCCACATACGGAGATGCAGACGATCAAACCTTTGTAGTACGAAAGTTCTACAAGAAGCAGCCCAAGTTCTTAAAATTCAAAACCAGAGAAGGTGATATAGTAGAGATACGTGGAGCTGAAGGACTTAACTACAGGATATCACAATTATGAATCAATTACTTATAGGAATTATACTAGTACTCAGTTTAGGTAGCTACTACTTATACACTGCAAACCAGGTACTAACAGCGAATAACGCAGCACTAGAAGGTGCAGTTGCAACTCAAGAAGCTGCAATAGAAAATATGCAGAATGACTTTGCATTACAAACAAAAGAACTTGGAGCACTTCAGGCTAAGTCCCAAGCAACTCAAATGGAGATGAACAGATACTTAGACATCTTCAAAAGACACAATTTAACCAAACTAGCATCGGCAAAGCCAGGATTGCTAGAGCCTAAAATTAATAGAGGAACTAAGAATGTATTTGATTCAATCGAAGAAATTAGTAGGACTATTGATGCTCTCGATGATGGCGTCGAGTTGCAGTCTACTAAGTCCAAAACAAATTGAAGTAACAGCTAAACCTATGGATAGGATTATAACTCAACCTATTCTACCCAGAGCAATAGACTTGAAAGAGCCTATGTGGTATGTTGTTAGTGAAAAGAACATTGAAGAGTTTCACTCAAGATTAACAAAAGAGCACGGGTCAATAGTATTCGTGGCCATGTCTATACCTGATTATGAACTAATGAGCTATAACATGCAAGAACTTAAACGCTATATAACAGAACTTAAAGAGGTTGTAGTTTACTATGAAAAAGTAACTGACCCTCAAGCGTTGAAGAATGAGCCTAGCAAAAACTAGACTCAAAGTTTGTAGTACGTGCCCGTACTATAATCGCTTAAAAGTTTGTAAAGCCTGTAAATGCTTTATGCCCTTGAAAGCAAGAGTTAAGAAGGCAACCTGCCCTCTTAAGCTATGGGAGAGATAGCATGATGGAATTAGTAGGATTAGTTACTATGATAGTAACAGTAGCGAGTTTAATAGCCGCTTCAACACCAACACCAAAAGACGATGTGTGGATTGGGAAGTTATATAAGTTTATTGACTTATTAGCCCTAAACATCGGAAAGGCGAAAGAATAATGCCGTACGGTAAAGGTACTTACGGATCTGCCGTAGGACGCCCTAAGAAGAAAAAGAAGAAGGGGAAAAAACGTGGCAAGAAAAAGTAAACCTAAAACTAAAAGAAAGGGTTTATATGCTAATATGAACGCACGTAAGAAAGCAGGTACTAGTAGAACTAAGAAGAAATCTACTGTGACTAAGAAGGCTTTTGCTTTTATGAAAGCAGGCTTTAAAAAGAAGAAAAAACGTGGCAGTAAAAAGAAAAAGTAAGCGTACGGTCAGACGTAAAAAAGATACCCGTTTAAAAAGAGCTGGCGTACAAGGTTTTAACAAACCAAAGCGTACGCCAAGCCACCGAACAAAGTCCCACGTAGTAGTAGCCAGGTCAGGCGGCAAGGTTAAGACTATAAGATTTGGGCAACAAGGCGTGTCAGGAGCAGGAAAATCTCCAAAATCAACGGCACAAAAGAAACGAAGAGCTTCATTCAAAGCTCGTCACGCAAAAAATATAGCCAGAGGCAAAATGTCTGCGGCATATTGGGCAAATAAAGTAAAATGGTAAAATTAAAAGAACAAGCTTTGAAAGTTTGGAACATGATCAACGGAAAAGACAAGAACTTAGATGGGAAGGTCGATATTAAAGATGCAATGTTAAAAGCTGAAAATAAAGCAAAGAAGAAAAAGGAGAAATAAATGTCCATAAGATTATACGCAGCAGAAGCTGCTTGTGGTACTACTGTTGGTGCAGCCTCTACTTTTGCGGATTCAACGCAGGTAAGGTTATTCAATAACAGTGCAGCTAATCAATTGGTAACTGTAGCAAATGCAGCAGACGCCACGTTAGGCACTATGACATTAGCAGATGGTGAAATAACTATCATAATGAAAGACTCAACTGACCAAATATTTGCCGCAGCAGCGACAGTATTAGGTACACCAGTTAAGTACAGCTAATGATAGAAGGTTGGCTAAAGGAAGTTGCAGAAACAGCAGCAATAACTATTGAGACCCTAGAGAAGAAATCTCAAGACTTGGGTACAATTACCTACGCCGACGAACGAGTACAGAGTTTATGTATGGGATACTTGTATTTATTGAATTTATGCGATACCTATGAACTACTAGAGAGGCGTGACTTAGAAACGCTTACCGATTTAATTAAAAAACATACGACGATTCATTAAACATGTTAAACATTAGCAGAACAGATATTATTAGCTCTGAGTTGATGGAATTTGAAACAGCCGAAAGGTTTATCAAGCTCCCCATCTCAGAGTATATGAACTTATTAGGTATTGCACCTAATAGTTCGCAAACGGCATTAATCAATGCCATAAACAACCCAAAGTATAGATTCGTGTGTGCCGCCCTTTCAAGGCGTCAAGGAAAAACGTATATCGCAAATGTCATTGGACAACTTGTGTCACTCGTGCCAGGCTCCAACATATTAATTATGTCACCGAACTACTCTCTTTCACAGATATCTTTTGACCTCCAAAGACAACTTATTAAACATTTTGACTTAGAGGTTACTAAAGATAATGCGAAAGACAAAGTTATAGAACTATCTAATGGTTCTACTATACGAATGGGCTCTGTAAATCAGGTGGACTCTGCAGTTGGTAGAAGTTATGACTTAATTATCTTTGACGAAGCAGCACTAGCCGATGGCAAGGATGCTTTCAATGTGGCACTCAGACCAACATTGGATAAAGAGAACAGTAAAGCAGTATTTATTTCAACCCCAAGGGGACGGAATAACTGGTTTGCGGACTTCTACCACAGAGGGTTTAGCGATGAATTCCAAGACTGGGCTTCAATCCAAGCAACATACCACGAAAACCCAAGAATTAGCGAACAAGACATAGTAGAAGCAAAGAAAGCTATGTCAGCCGCAGAATTTTCACAAGAGTACTTAGCTGATTTCAATACTTATGAAGGACAGGTCTGGAACTTTAACTTTGAAACACAGGTTGGAGACTTCGAGCAATTAGATACTAGCAACATGGATGTATTCGCTGGCCTTGACGTTGGTTACAAAGACCCAACAGCTTTATGTGTGATAGCATATGATTGGGACCAAAAGAAATACTACCTCATAGATGAGTACATGGACGCTGAAAGAACTACTGAACAGCATGCTATAGAAATTAACAAAATGATAGTTAAGTATAACATTGACTATATTTATATTGACTCCGCTGCTCAACAAACACGTTTTGACTTTGCTCAAAACTACGACATTAGTACTATCAACGCTAAAAAGTCTGTGCTAGACGGTATAGGACAGGTGGCAGGAATAGTAGACAATGATACTCTATTCGTAGATCAGAGGTGCTCTCAAGCACTAACATGTGTGGACCAATATCAATGGGACCCCAACCCTAATTTACTACGAGAAAAGCCAAAACACAATATGGCAAGTCACATGGCTGACGCCCTGAGATATGCGCTGTATACTTTTGAGACCTCCTCCAATACATTCTAATAATTATGACCTACCAAAAAATAAGTGTTGACATGAAGGTGAATTTTTGGTATAATTTTAACTAATAGGAATTTATGGATTTAAAAAGAGATTTAGTCAAGTACGTACGAGACAAAGCGAAATCAGGTTATCAAAAAGATACCCAGTGCTATATTTGTGGAGATACAGACAACTTAGATTTTCACCACTATTACGGAATGACTGAGTTATTATACACTTGGATGAAGGTTAACAAAATTACGATTACCTCAGCCGATGAAATAATGAATCTCAGGGAGCAGTTCATAGAAGAACACGTCACCGAAGTATACGATGAAGCAGCAACGTTATGTAAAACCCATCACATAAGATTGCACAGTATATACGGAAAAAGACCAAAATTAGGAACAGCAATGAAACAAAAACGATGGGTCGAGATACAGAGAGACAAATATGGCATGGTATGATAGAATCTTAGGCAGAGAGGAGAAACTAAACGGTTCTCAACCTTATATTGCCTATCAGGAAGGTCTAGCGATTGATACTCGTGAAAAGAAAGATAATTATCGTTCAGCATACGAAGAACTAGAAGTAGTTAATCGCGCTGTAAATATGATTGTTGATGATACAGCTGATATACCATTTGAAGTTGGAGAAAGAATACAAGGTATAACTCCAATAATGCCCAATGTTCGTAGAACTAGAGTAGATATACTACTGAACAAAGAGCCAAACCCGTTTCAGGACGTTAATACTTTTAAGAGAAATCTTATGATTGACCTACTGATTGATGGCAACATCTTTATTTATTATGATGGTGCCCACCTTTATCATTTACCTGCTAACAATGTTACCATAGAAGCTGATACTAAGACCTATGTGAGCAAGTATGTATTTGATGGTAGAATAGACTACTCTCCTAAAGAAATTATACATATTAAAGAAAACTCATTTCATTCAATCTATAGGGGAGTACCTAGACTTAAACCAGCGTACAGAACAATGTACTTACTGGACAGCATGAGAAAATTTCAGGACAACTTCTTCAAGAATGGAGCAGTTCCAGGATTAGTACTAAAGAGCCCTAATACACTTTCTGACAGGATCAAAGAAAGAATGTTAACAGCTTGGGCACAGAGATACAATCCAAAAAATGGTGGGCATAGACCACTAATACTAGACGGCGGTTTAGAAGTAGATAGTTTAACTAAAGTAAACTTTAAAGAACTAGACTTCCAGCCTTCTATTGCAGCAAACGAAAAAGTAATACTAACAGCAATGGGCGTACCTCCAATCTTACTAGATGGTGGAAATAATGCAAACATTAGACCTAATCATAGATTATACTATTTAGAAACTATACTACCTATAGTTAGAAAAATGAATCATGCTTTAGAAAGATACTTTGGATTTAAAATTACAGAAGATGTACATGGTGTACCAGCTCTACAACCAGAGTTAAGAGACCAAGCAGCTTATTATGCAACATTAGTAAACACAGGTATTATGACACCTAACGAAGTCAGGGACGCAATGAACATGGAATCAATAGATGGACATGATGATTTACGAGTCCCAGCAAACATAGCGGGCAGCGCAGCTGACCCAAGCGAAGGTGGCAGACCACCCGAAGAAACAGAGGAAGATACGAATGAATAAACCAGCAATTCTTAAGACTCTAACTGAATATTTTATGTCAAAAGGCAAAATACTTTCAATAGAGGAATACAAAGCAGCAACAGACGCTCCAATGCGTTTTGTAGTAGCTAAAAGAGCTTTCGGCTCATGGGCAAGACTATCACAGATGGTTACGCACAAAATGAGAGTAGAAGATACTCCCATGCAAGCAAAGGCAAAGCCAGCTTCTAAAAAAGCTGAAAAACAGGTAGATTAATATGTCAGATAAAATTTTTCATTGGTCATCGACTTTTAAAACATTAGGCGAAGACGACGACGGAAGTGTGAATATCAAAGGATATGCAAGCACTAACCATAGTGACAGAGCTGGTGATTCTATTAATCATGACGCATGGATTAAGAATGGGGGATTGGAGAACTTTAAAGGCAACCCAATTATTCTATTTAACCATGACTATAACAAACCAATTGGTCGTGCAACTTCACTAGAAGTTAGCGACAAAGGTCTGGAACTTGGAGCAAGAATCTCTAAGTCAGCAGGCGATATAAAAGATCTTATTAAAGATGGCGTACTTGGAGCATTTTCCGTGGGTTTCCGAGTCAAGGACGCTGATTATCTAAAGGAAACCGATGGATATCAAATAAAAGATGCAGAACTATTCGAAGTGTCTGTTGTGAGTGTACCTTGCAACCAGGCAGCCATGTTCTCGATTGCGAAATCATTCGATTCTCAATCAGAATATGAGGAATGGAAAGCTGATTTTAAAAATGACGTAAAACAGGCTCATGATATGACAGCAGTAAATACTGGTGAAATTGATGCGCCACAAGCCGTGGGTAAAACCACTCAACAGGAGAGACATATGTCTACAGAAAAAACTACTCCAAATGCTGAGTTCGACTTAAAAGCATTCGCGGAAGAGGTGGCAAAATCAACTGCTGCTAAAATCGCAATGCAACAAGCTGAAACAAAAGCAAAAGAAGTAAGCGAAGCTGAAACTAAAACTGCCAAACTGGAAACAGAAGCAGTGGAAAAAGAAGCCGAGCAACAAAAGGTTAAAACTATTGTCAAAGCCGGCATGTCAGGAGCTGAACAGCTCATCAATGACGTTGAAAAACGCGTTGCAGAAAGACATGGCGACTTAGAGTCAGTAGTCAATGAACTATCAAAAGATCTAAAAGAAAAGAAAGATGAGATTATCGCCATGCGTGAATCAAAAAGACAATTTTCTGATAGAGGAAACAGTGACTGGCAGAAAGCCTTCTCAAGCGACATTGATGACGCTTGGATTATGGGACTTGCTACTGGTAAAGGCTGGAACACACAAGCAGCACAAAATATTATGCAAAAAGTAAACGCACACTCAGGTGTGGACGTTGCTTCAGCAGACTTTGAGCAAACTGTGTCAACGAATATTGAAAGAGATATTCAACTAGAGCTAGTGTTAGCACCGTTATTTAGAGAAATCCAAATGCAGTCAGCTACACAGATCATTCCGATCATGCCAGATGCTGGGTACGCAGAATTTACTGCTAACCAAGTAGCTTCAGGCGCTTCACCTCATGGTAACTTAGATCCAAGAGGCGATGCATATGATCCAGCTAATGGAGCTGGTATTGCAATGGCTGAAAGAACTCTTTCAACCAAAAAGCTTATTTCACAATCTTACTTAGGTAACGAGACTGAAGAAGATGCAATTATGCCAATTCTTCCTTTAATTAGGGATTCAATCATTAGATCTCATGCAAGAGGTATTGAAAACGCACTACTATTGGGTAACCATGCAGACGGCGTTTACGGTACAGGCGGAGCAGCATTTGAAGGACTAGTCACTATGGCTGGTGCTAACAAAATCCAATCTGCTACAGCTTTTGCTTCCGAGTCTTTAACAGCTTCAATGTTGTTAGATGCCAGAAAGAAAATGGGCAAATGGGGTATCAACCCTAGAGACGTAGTTTACATCGTAAACTCAACAGAGTACTTCAACCTATTATCCGACGCTGAGTTCCAGGATGTCAACATTGTTGGTAATCTTGCTACTAAACTGAAAGGTGAAATCGGAGAAGTGTTCGGTTCTAAAGTAATCGTATGTGACGAGTTCAAAACTCCAGCAGTAAGCAAGTTCTTTGCTTGTGCGGTTAATGTTAAGAACTTTGTAATGCCTAGATTAAGAGGTGTTACTATTGAGTCCGACTATGAAGTTGCGAACCAAAGAAGAGTACTAGTCGCTTCACAGAGACTAGGATTCACAGACATGATCGATGCTTCAACAGCATGTATCACGTTACAGTATAAAGGTAGTTAATACTTTTAGAAATCCCGTGGTGGGGGCAACCCCACCACATTTTTTATAGGAAAACATATGGCAGATTTAGTTACATTACAACAATACAAAGATTTTGCAGGACTAAAAAGTCTAGAGCATGACGCACGTATAAATGTAGTAATCGACAGTGTTTCCCAACTCGTTAAGAGCTATTGCGGTACCAGCATTATAGACTATGCTAGCACTAACAAAGTAGAATATATAAATATAAAAGATTCCATAGTAGATACTATAATCCTAGAGGAATCTCCATTAATACAGGTCGTATCAGTACAAGAAAGAATAAATCAAGCTGACGCATATACAACACTAATTACAGAAAATTCTGACAGTAGTGGCAAATATGAATACATAGTTGACGATGAATCTGATAGTATTATAAGAACAAATAGCACTGGTAACAAGTACTGGGCTAGAGGTATGAAAGCCGTAAAGGTAACATACAAAGCAGGGTACGTAACTACCCCACATGATTTAAGATTAGCAGTATTTGATTTAATTAAGTACTACATGAAAGATGAAAGAAAAGAAAGAATGAGCATGGGTGGAGCAACAGTAGAAAATCCCCTATCCTCAAGCTTAAACGGTAATATAGGATTCCCAGACCATATTAAGAGAATACTTGATATGTATAAGATACATAGTTAATGTCCCAAAAACACGTACAAGAGAGAATTGATGAAATCATGGCTCTTACTGTCGGAGACGGTTCAAAGAAAGGTAATAGACGTGTTATTAGGAAAATCAGAAAACTACTAAATAGAGCTGAAACCCAAATAACCATTGATACTAGTGTATTTGTACCTCAGTTAAATAGAGCTTACCAAAATAGAATGAGTAAGCCTGCTCCTGCAAATGTATCAGCTAAATACTTGGAATTATGCCAAGAAGTTGTTAAAGAATGGGCAGACATAGTAACTGGTGATAAAGAGAATTATAGCCTCGATAGTAGTACTGGTAATAAAATTGTTTTCACTATAAAAGAAGCAATTAATAGAATAGGAAACGCTAGGGATAATTACGAATTCTTTAGAAAAAGAAACGCAAAAATAGTACTTAGGTTAGTTGAAACACAAAAGTATAACCAACTATTTAGAGGAAGAACCAAAACTAAAAGTGGTTCAAAAAGACAAATTTTTGATGTAGGACATGTATACTCCGTAACTGAAAAAGGAAGAGGAGGAATAGCAGCAGGACTACTAGATGACGCTTTAACAGATGATGATGGAACGGAACTAAAACAGTCAGACTTTCAGAATGAACATCAGTATAAAGCTTTAAAAGATGCTAGAGCTAACATAAACATATCATCTGGAGAAGTACTACGTATATCCGGCAATGCAGGACAGGCTAGAGTAACTACTAGAATTTACTTAACAGTAGAATCAGACGCAGGAAACAGACAGAAAGCAGCAGCAGATAAGTCAGCAGGAGATGTAGTAAAACAGACTTTAACTAAGGAGTTAACACAAACGTGGAAACCTACAGCTAAAGATATTGTTAATCAGAGAGGTTCTCCGTCTTTAAAAGATTTTGTAGGAGATATGATTGTTAATACTCCTGTAAAGAAAGCAGCTTATAAGAAAAAAGGAACAACAAACAATACTAAGTATAAAAAACCTCTTAAGAAAAAAGTTGATAAAACAAGCAAAGCTAGTAGGTCTGCAACCTTTAAGACTACAAGAGCATCTGTTCAGGCAAGTATAATAACTCCTGGTATAGCTAAAAGATTACCTAAACCACAGAAGCAGAAAGCAGCTGGATCAACCGAAAAAGGGCAAGGACACAGTGACTTTGCAATAGCAGCAGCAGGTTTATTAGCAGTTAAAAAAGCAATTAATAAAAGACTTCCAGAAGAAGTCAGAAGAAATATGGGAAGACCTGCACTGAATTACAGAACAGGTAGATTTGCAAGGTCAACACAAGTTGAAAGCATAACTCCCGCAGCAAGAACATTAATGGTAAAATATACCTATAGGTTAAACCCTTATGAAACATTTGAGAATACAGGCGAAAAACAGTGGCCTTCAGGGTACAATCCCAAACGAGTAATTTCAAAAAGCATAAGAGGACTAGCACTATCTATGTTCAAAATAACAGCACTAACTACTAGGAGAGTCTAATGGCTAATACATACAGAACAGCAAGAAGTAAAGTCGTAGAAGCACTAGTAAATAAATTAAAACTAATTGATGGGAACCATCCTTTCAATTCAAACTTATTTAAAAATTGTAAGGCTGGTATGGTCTTTTTAGATGAAATCCAAGAGTTCCCGAAATTATGCGTGGTAGCTGGAGACGAAACTAGAGAATATCAACCTGGCGGTTTTAAATGGAGATTCTTGACTTTAGATGTAAGAGTTTATGTCGAAAACCAAGATGACCCTCAAGAAGTCTTAGCTTTATTGATGGAAGATATCGAAAGAGTAGTAGACGACAATGATATGTTGATATATGACGATACTGTCAATCCAACATTAACAACAACTTCCTTAACTGTAAGTTCAATGTCCACAGATGAAGGTGTATTAGCACCGCTCGGAATCGGAGAAATGACATTGCAGTGTAGGTATTAAAAACGAGATTACAAACGCTGATAAAAATCTAGCGACGTACTTTCAAAGTAAAACAATAGGAGAAAGCAAATGGCTTTAAATCTATCCAGGAATACCAAAGTATTCATTAGTTCCGTAAATGGAGTTGGTGCTACTGGAGGTATCAAAAACGGAAAAGTCACTACAGCGGGTTCAGGATACGTTGTAGGTGATATTATAACAGTTGCAGACGCACAAACAAGTGGCTCTGGAACAGGGTGCAAATTTATTGTTAAATCAATAAATGGAAGTGGTGGAGTTACATCAGTAGCTGTACCAAATAACTTCAGGGGTTCAGGCTTCGCAGTTAGTGAAACTTGTACTGAAACTACTGCAAAAACAGCACTTAACCATGCTACTGACTCAAGTGGTCAGGACTTTGTATTTACAGTTACAGCAGTAACAGGCGTAAATACAGCTGATGGTTCAAGACTAGGAACAGGATTGTTCAAAGGAAACGAAGTCGATGCAAACACATTCAGACTTGGTGTATTA